AAGGCTCCGGTCGGGCTTGCCCAGACCCACGGACTGGCCGCTTGACGGCCTGCGGGTTTTGGGTTTAGCCTTGTCGGCGGTTTGATGGTGGTAGGTTTAAATTGATATTGGCGATGATGATCAAACCGGTCTCCAAACATGAAAACGGCCCGCAGAACCGGCGGGATGTCGTGCTCACAAATGGCGGGATATTTTCCTATGGGGAATAATGAAGGTCGGGATGCGCGGGACGCGGCGCTCGATGGCGTGTTGAACAGAAACTGGATCTGGCGCGCACAGATCATGGATTTCATTGAGAACGACCTGCATCAGGGATGGAAGGGCACCGGCGAGGATATCCGCCACCTTGCGCAGGAAGCTGGCATTGTTAATCCCGGGCATCCCAACGCATGGGGCGCGGCGATTATGCAGGCGGTCAAGAATCGGTGGCTGCAGCGCACGGGTCGCATGCATCAGCCGAAGGATAAGGCGAGCCACTCTCGCGGCATTTGGGAGTATGTCAGGTTCGACCCGTTAGATTGATATGAAGGAGAGATTGATATGGCGAATCAAGGGACGTTTGGAGCACCAAGATCAAGAGCAAGCCGGAGGGGAGGCGATTCAATCGGCTCTGGCAATATTGACGCAAATCCCCCTCGGATCGCGTCGCTCCGCACGATAAGATACGAAAAGAAGCTTGCCGGCGAACTTTACGGCGAGACTGCAAAGAAGGCGCGCGCCAATGTCTCTCTTCCCAAGTTCTCATGGGACAAGGAGTGACCAATGGCGAAGAAGCCGACAAGGAAGCCGCCAGTTTCTGATAGATCCATACCAACAGCGCGACTTCCGTCAGCGCCTTGGCTTGTGACAAACGGAACTTATTTGTCAGGGCGAGCAGCAATCGATGGCGCGGACGCGCTTGAAGTTGAGCTTGAAATGCGTTGGGGGCGCGGAAGGCTTCCACTGCTCGTTCCGCAAGAACTTAGGGAAAAATTCTATCGTCAAAAATATTTGTTTAGCCATGCCAGATGGAAAGGCGAGCTGATTGACGTTCAGCGTGAATCCGACCGCATGATCAAAGCTTGGAAGGCGCTCGACAAAGCGGCGATAGAAGCTGGATGCGTTCCTATAGATCCGGCGGTGTTTGAAGTCACGCTCGAGGATGGAACAGTAGCGGCGATTGTCAGGGAGCCAGATCTCGTCAACAAGGTTATGGCCGATGGGCGGAGGGTTTCTGTATATTCTCTAGAAGAGATTGGAAGATTGATATTCGCATTTAAAGAAGTTCTTGCGGTCAAGGAGCACTTCCCCGGAGCGGAAGTCATGCCGACAAAAATGAAGGTTGTGAATGCTCTTCATCAGCCAATAGACGGTGAAGGTGAAGGAATATTGGATCCGGGAACGCCACTGGATGGCGTCGATGGATTTGAATCAGAATGGTGACATCTACATAAGGTGGTGATATAAAACAAAGGCCCGTCGCTGCGCTAACAGCTTCGGGCCTTCTGACCTAAACCCCAAAGGAACTGGGAAATGGCTAAAAAAGATTTACCCGACATTGAGACTTTGCGTCAACTGTTTCGGTATGATCCCGAAACAGGAAAATTATATTGGAGAGAACGAACACCCGAAATGTGCTCGCATGCTAAATACCCATTAAGGTCATCTTCTTATTTCAATTCAAATTATGCGAATAAAGAAGCTGGTTTTATAGATAATCAAAAATATTTATCGGTCGAATTGTTTGGCAGGTATGTTGGCGGCCACATTCTATGTTTTGCTATGCATCATGGATACGTTCCTAAGAAAGAAATAGATCATATAAATGGAATTAAAAGCGACAATAGAATATTAAATTTAAGAGAAGCAACAGATTCTCAACAGCAGATAAATAAGAATTTACTTCCGTCCAATACTTCTGGTTATAAGGGCGTTTATAAATATGGTAGAAGCGGTAAATGGAGAGCAAGAATATACATAAATAATAAGGCTCATAATTTTGGATGTTTTAATACTATTGAAGAAGCGGTTGACGCAAGAAAGCAAGCGGAGATAAAATATCACGGAAGCTATGCGAGGCAGTCATGACAGAAGCAAAAACATCTCTTTTTGCACCTCCCCGAGAAGTTGAGCGCGAATTAAAGTTTGCTCAATCAAAATTGCATGACGCAATCTTCGATGAAAACGAAGAAGCAATATCTGCATTGAAGCGGCAGGTTATTCGCCTTGAAATGCTCAAAGAGCTAAACGAAAGATATGACACTGATTTTTGAATTGTAGGCGTCCGCCCCTGCAATCTATGTAATGGCGGATAAATACTTAATACGACGGAGAACGGAATCGAGAAAACTCACACGCAGCTACATGCTGATATCGCGTAACATAAGGCCCGAGGACGCCATGCCTCGGGCCGTTTATTTTATACTCTTTCAGTTAGTTCTTTTTGTAACGCATCAACAAGCCAGTCTGCGCTTAACTGTCCTTCATCAAGCGCCGACAACAAAAACGACAGCATCATTGGAACTGGATGCTTCCCTGACCGCCATGACATTACCTGTCGATATGTCACGCCGGATATCGAAGCGATATCCTGATTTGACAGACCTTGATTGTTCATTATCTGAATCATTTTTTCTGGCGTCATTTGGGTTTAGTCCTCTTGCTAGTATTGCGATGACAACGTCTTGCTCAGTCCATAGTGCGCTAGGCTGTCCGATGATTCGATTAGTCAATGCGCAGTATAGATGCCACAGCGTCGGATTAGCCTCATAGCAAAGCTCGGTAGACGCGAGAATAAAGGGACGCGACTGATCCATATCAACCTCCAAAGTAACCGTATTGAGGATGCATAACGACAAAGCCTTCGCCAACCATGTAACGCGCAAGATCACGCGCAGGACGATGGTCGGTGTAGAAGATCTTGCCGTTCCACTGCCAATCTTCTCCACCAAGTTCCTGAATAAAGTCTAAAGCCACTTCGTTCTGAGGCTCAAAGCCCCACACAGTGGCACACTCGCCAGCGTGAACGATGAAGTCGGGGTTAGGGTTGGTCATATCAATCTCCATTACTTTGCGTGATGCTTGTAAGCTTCGATGTCTTTGGCTGCTTCAATAGCAGCCCACAGAGCAAGCTTTTTGGTTTTGAAGGGAACTCCACGGCATCCCGTGTCACGGTCATGCACGAACCATTTTGCGCCCTTGCAGGGATGCGTGATGATTGAAGCGCAGATCTTGCCCGCACCCGGCAGAACGGGATCGACATAGACGGCGATTTCCGACCAGTCACGGCGCTTGTCTTCTTTCACCGTGATGAAAGCTTCCGGGTAAGAAACCTTGATGGTGTTGGCGTTGTCCTGCATATCAATCTCCATAAAATTGAGAGGAAGGTGAGGGGCCGTAGCCCCTCGACTAGAAGTTATAATCGTAGAAGCGCACCGGACCTTTGTGCGTCTCGCGGAACGTGCCGCTGGCCCAGCCTTTTTTGCCAAGGCGGATCGTCTTCTTGCGCATGGGGCAGGTGCCGGCATACAGCCACGTCTGCTCATGGTTATTGTTGCAGTGGGCCGAGAAGCCGCCGACGCTGAAGTCAGGCTTAAACTCGGGATCCTTTTCGACCTCGACCGGCACAAGGGTCAGGGTCATGCCCGAGGGGCTCTCTTTGACGACGACCCAAGGGGTGCGGTCAGACCAGCCGGATTCGACGAAGTAGCGGCCTTCGGGAGCATTTTTGACGTTGCACATATCAATCTCCATCAGTTGATGATTCGTAGGATAGTGAAGAAACTTCACTATGTCAATTCACCTGACAAAGAAAAAGGGCCCGAAGGCCCTCTTTTTTATGCGGCTGCTTTTGGGCTCAGATTCCAGTGCTCATCGGCCTTTTGCTTGGCTTCGTCGTCGCCATGCTCCATGACAAAGCTGACCAGTGACCCATTGAAGAACCGCTTCTTGCTGGTCTTGTCTGTCTCGCCATCCCAGTCCATATGGTAGGCCTTGATCATCAGGCCACCCAGCTTGTTCTGGTAGAGCTCATACACATACTCGAGGTCGCAATGGGCATTGGGGCCTTTTGTAAGGTAGACGTCGCCACCGCCTTCGGGCTTGTTGCCAGATATGAAGGCTGCGGCAAAATCGCCAGCTTCAAAGCGTTTACCGCCCCATGCATAGGGGATGGCCTTCATGAAGAAGAGCGCAGCGCCTAACGGGTAGCCGTCCCAGTGCTTGTAAACGTGAAAGCGATCATCACCGTCGTTGAAGGTGTAAACAGCGCGCGTTCCCATATCAATCTCCATACTGTTTGATGTATTCAAGTGCGCAGCGATATCCGAGCACTTTGTATATTTCATCGATCTTGTTTGCATGATGCTCGATGATGACAGCGTTCGGCCTGATCTGCATGTCGTCTCTAAAATAATTGATCAGCGTTTTTAGAGACGCATCGCTCTCATTATGCAGAGGGCTATCAGGTATTGGCTTGATGATCTCGAGCATATCAATCTCCGGTGTTAGATGGGGCCGTAGCCCCATCGTTTAAGCATATACTTTTACAATCTCATAATCTTTGATCGGATCGCTTGCGACGCCATTGTAAAATGGATGAAGAAAGCCATCGTCATCTGTGACCCATTCTTCAATGCCTGTCGTGTCAAACACGACGACCTTGTATTCGACGCCTTTCTTGATCTTGAAGACGTGTTTAAAGTCGCGCTTGTATTGTTGAACGGCTTTCGTCGCTGCCTCTGTTTTTCCTTCGGCACAATACCAAGAGCAAGTTCCGCCTGCGCGAACGAATGCTGTATATTTTTTATCTTCGCTCATATCACTCTCCCAAAATCTTTTTGAGTTCAGCTTTAACAGCGCGAGCCTTCTCGCCGCGCCATGTATTGGCGTTGGCAAGAAAATAACGAACGACTGATTCGCCGCTATCATAGTAATAGTTGTCGTTGATTGAATTAAGCTCGCACATTGCATCGAGATACGGCACAGCGCCAAAGTAAGGCTTCTTCCAATCAGCGCGGATCTCGCGAGCGATAACAGCAATAGAACGCATGTCAATTCTCCTTGGTCTCATCAGTGACGGCCTGACCGTCAGACGCTCCGAAGAGCGTTTCGACCTTACAAAAGGTAGACGTTGTTGCCCTTGATCGTGCAGCCGGGAAAATAAGCTTTCACCTCCTGCGTATGGAACGAATAGGTGCCGAGGTTCTCGCCATCGAACGCATAGATGTTCCACACTTTGATCTTCGAGTTTTTGCGCACCTTGATCATATCAATCTCCATCGGTCTCATCAGTGCCCGCTTGACGGACAGACGGGGCCGGAGCCCCGTTTCGACCTTATATAGCCAGCGACAGCTTCGGCTTGATCAGCAGTGACGTCGACGGCTTGCCGATCTTCGTCAGGCTGGCGATCTGCTCGTCAGAGGCACCGAGCGAACGCAGCAGATTCAGCGCGGCATCCTTGTCGAGCGTCGAAGCGCCCTTCTTCTCGACCAGCGCCACGATGCAGGTGTCGCCGACCAGCTCCTTCTCGCCGTAGGAGACGATTTCGCCCTTGAGCGTTTCGAGGCGAGCCTTTATGGAGGCTTCCTCGTGCTTGAGAGCGGCGTAGGCGTCGGCGAGAGCAGCGGTGTTGTTCATGGTCAGTCTCCAGTTCAATCTCAATCAATAGAATCACCATATATGAAGTTTCTTCACTCTACAAGCGGAAAATTGACATGGACGAAAAAAAATTGAAAATAATTTCAGCCGCGATCTGCGGCTTCAATGTCTCTATTGATATATCCGGGCAAATGGTCCCTCAAATATCAACAGAAACATGCCAAGAGCCGTGCGATTATTGTCGTTCGGCTGCAGAGCACATATGTAGACAACTGGAAGAAGGATTAGACAATGTCGTCAAACAACCAGCTCAAGGCTCTTGTTGAGCGAATCGAAAAGTTAGAAGAGGAACGCACGGCGCTCGCCGATGACGTTAAGTCCGTATTCTCCGAGGCGAAGGCCAATGGCTTCGATCCTAAAATCATTAAAAAGGTTCTGGCTCTTCGCAAGAAGGATGCTTCAAAGAGAGCAGAGGAGCAGGCTCTACTTTCAGTTTACATGGATGCTCTGGGGATGCTGGCAGACACCCCCTTGGGAAAAGCAGCGATGGATCGAGCAGCGTCTTCTGTCGACGAAGATGACGACAGCGATTTTGAATAAGTAACAAAAAGGCCGGGATGTGTTATCATGTCCCGGCTAACTAACGGGAGGGTGAGTTATGAAAGAAATTACTTTGCGGGCGCTGATCGTGGCAGCAACCTACAGCTTTCTACTTTTGGGCGTCGCAGCCCTAGCAGGATGCACCCCCGCTAAGTATATCTTTCACTGCACCGTAACCCAGCCAGAGAATTGTAATTGAGATGACGTTCGATAGACCGCTCGGGAAAAATGAAAAGGCTTGGCTGGAAGGCCAAGACGTTTACATCGAGGATGATCAAGAAGCCAACAGGCATATAAATCTGCAGAAGATAATGCCCGTTGAATATGTAAAAACACAGCTCAATATCCTCGAGGATGTTGCAAACGATCTGCGACGACAGTCAGATGAACTGCGCAACAGGATAAAAGAGATGCGCAAGTTGATCAGCGAGGATGATTTCTGATGGCCGAAGAAGCCCCCAAAAAGCGCCCTGTGGGCCGCCCGAGCAAGTATAAGCCGGAGTTCTGCGAGAAGATCGTCGAGCTGGCTGTAGAAGGCGCTGGGCCGGTCGATTGGGCGCTCGCATGCGATGTGGATAGGCCGACGCTCTATGATTGGGCCGCCTCTCATGAAGAATTTTCGACAGCCCTTACGCGCGCGAAGATGCTCGAGCAGCAGTGGTGGGAGAACGCAGGGCGTCGCGGCATGTTCATGGACAAGTTCAACGCGGTCGTCTGGCGCACGTCTATGCAGGCGCGATTCCGCGAAGACTACACCGAGCGCAAGGTGACAGAAGTCACCGGCGCTGACGGTGGCGCGATCAAGACCGAGACCGTCGCCCGGATTGATACGAAGGCTCTCGACGCAGAACAGCGTGAAGCGCTGAAAGCGGCGCTCATGGCTGTGGCGGACGATAAATGAACGACAATGAAGGCGAGATCAGTGAGGAGCTGCGGGAGCTGGTTGAGGGCGTAAAGGATGTGATGGCGGTTTTGCAAAAGCAAGATGACGCGCACTTCGCTTTGCAGATCTTGGCCTCAGCCGCTTCGTGTATGTTGTGCTCGATGGTTACGCAAGAGAAAGACGTCAAAGAAGAATTTGAAATGTTCACCGAGGCGATAAATAGGTCGGTGATGCTCGCGAAGAAAAATAATATGACTGCGTGGATCGAAGGGACGCCGCATTGATCGTCGAATTATTCGGCAAAAAGATCGACGCTCGTAAAACGCTAATTGATATCAGCCGCGACGAGTGCGAAGAAAGTCTTGCAGAGTTTATTCGTCAGGCGTGGCACATCGTCGAGCCCGGTGCAGACTACATTCACAATTGGCACGTTGACATCATCTGCGAGCATCTCGAGGCCATCACATATGGCGTCGAGTTCGACGACGGAACGAAATACAATCGTCTGCTGATCAACGTGCCGCCGGGCATGATGAAGTCGCTCCTCACAAACGTCTTTTGGCCTTCATGGGAATGGGGGCCGAAGAACATGCCGCACCTGCGCTATCTCTGCGCGTCACACTCGATGGATCTTGCCATCCGTGATTCGACCAAGATGCGACGCCTGATCGAATCAGAATGGTATCAGGAGCGCTGGGGCGACCGCGTCCAGATCACCAAAGATCAAAATCAGAAAACCAAGTTCGAACTGACCTCGACCGGCTTCCGGCAGGCTGTGGCCGCCGGCTCCATTACCGGCGCGCGCGGCGACCGCGTCATCATCGACGACCCGCACAGCGTTGAAGGTGCGAACTCTGATCAGCAGCGCGCGAGCACCATCGAGTGGTTTCTCGAGGCCGTCCCAACCCGTCTGAACAAGCCGCTCGAATCAGCCATCATCGTCATCATGCAGCGCCTGCACGAAGAGGACGTGTCGGGCGTCATCCTGAGCAAGGATCTCGGTTATGACCATATTATGCTTCCGATGCGCTACGACCCGGGGCGAGCACATGAGACATTGCTCGGAACTGAAGACCCCAGAACCGAAGAGGGGCAGCTTCTTTTTCCGGCTCGTTTTCCCGAGATTGTGGTCGATAGGGATGAAAACTCTCTGGGCCCCTACGCCACAGCCGGGCAGTTCCAGCAAAGCCCCGAGCCGCGCGGCGGCGGCGTCATCAAGCGCGACTGGTGGATCCGCTGGGATCAGCCGTCATACCCGCCCTTTGACTACGTCATAGCCTCAATCGACACTGCCTATACAACCAAGGCCGAGAACGATCCGAGCGCCATGACCGTCTGGGGCGTCTGGAAGGGCGGCGACCAGACAGCCGTCGTCACCCGGGCGCTCGACAAAGACGGCCAGATGGCGATCCTCAATCGCCAATATAAGGAAGAACACCCGCGCTGCATGCTCATGTATGCATGGGCTGAGCGCCTCGAGCTGCACGAGCTGATCGATAAGGTGCAGGAGACGATGGACAATTATGGCGTCGAGAAATTGCTCATCGAGAACAAAGCCAGCGGCTACAGCGTGGCGCAGGAAATCCGTCGCGTCTACGGATACGATGAATTCGCCGTCCAGCTGATTGACCCGAAGGGGCTCGACAAGCTTGCCCGTCTCTACTCGATCCAGCATCTATTCGCCGAGGGGCTGATCTACGCGCCTGCCAATCGACCTTGGGCCGAGATGGTCATCAACCAAGCGGCGCAGTTCCCGCGCGGCAAGCATGACGACCTTGTCGATACGACATCAATGGCGCTGAAGCATCTTCGCGAGATCGGCATCCTTGTGCGCGGCGCAGAATGGACGTCCAGTCTCGACGAGAGTAGAATGCATGAAGGCGCTGGCCCGCAGCCGCTCTATCCCGTTTAATTGGAATCAAGATGATCTATGCAAATGCTGTCGTCGACGTGATCGACGAGCCGCCGGCCCACGGTCAGGGCCTTGGAAAATTCAGCGTCACCGTCTGGGGCAAGGAGCCCCACGATTATGTGCGCGTCTATGAGATCCAAGCCAAAGATGATAATATGGCTGCGCGCGAAGGCCTCGAGCGTTTCGTCGACGAAATTTCACGCCTCATCGATGAGGACAAGGAAGACTGATCATGCCATTGACGCCCGGGCTCACACCTTCACTCCGCCAGCAAGAAGGGGTGCCGACCGGCGGCCTTGGCGGCCTTGAAGACATCCTTGTCGAGATCGAGCAAGGTCACGACAAACCAGAGACCGACGACAAGGGCAATATTCTGCGCATCGAGCACGATGATGGCTCGGTGAGCGTTTCGCTCGACGGCAACCCTGTGGAGCGCGCCGAAGGCGAGAACCCGCCGGGCTGGTTCGACAATCTTGTCGAAGACATCGACGGCAGCGATCTTGGCATGATTGCCGATGACTTGCTGCGTGGCATCGAAGACGATCTGACAAGCCGTCAGGATTGGATCGAGGATCGTGCGCAGGGCATCAAGCTGCTTGGCTTGAAGATCGAGATCCCCGGCCTGCAGGGCGCGTCTGATGGCGCTCCGGTCGAAGGCATGTCGAAGGTGCGTCATCCGCTTCTTCTTGAAGCGGTGTTGCGCTTTCAGGCTAATGCGCGCAGCGAGCTGTTGCCGACCGATGGTCCTGTGAAGGTGCGCAGCGAAGCTGATGGCACGACGATTGAAGAAGACGAGCGCGCCAATGCGCTCGAGTCAGATCTCAATCATTATCTGACGGCTGTCGCGAAGGAGTATTACCCTGACACGGATCGAATGCTTCTCATGCTGGGCTTTGGCGGAACGGCTTTCAAGAAAGTCTATTTCTGTCCGCTTAGAGGACGCCCGGTTTCCGAATCTGTTGACGCTGATGATCTCATCGTCAATAACGCGGCAACCGATCTCAGCACGGCTAAACGCATTACGCATCGCGTCAGCCTCAAGCCATCTACCGTCAAGCGACTTCAGATCCTTGGCGTTTATCGCGACGTTGATCTCGGAACGCCGAGCTTCGAAGAAGCCGACGCCGTAAAGCGCGAGAAGGCAGATCAGCAAGGCATTGCTGTCGAGGCGCGCAATCCTGATGACCGTGATCGCGAGATCTATGAGGTTTATTGCGAGTTAGACATTCGCGGCTTCGAACATAAATACAAAGGTAAGATAACGGGGCTCGAGATCCCGTATCGTGTAACAATCGACAAAAGCTCAAGGGAAATCCTCTCAATCGTGAGGAACTACGATGAGCCCACAGGTGAAGAGGGCGACGAGCTGCCAGAGGCTCGCGTCAATTTTGTCAAATATCAGTTTGTTCCCGGTATGGGTTTTTACGATATCGGTCTACTTCATATTCTGGGTAATACCACAAATGCGGTTACTGCCGCGTGGCGCGAAATGCTGGACGCCGGCATGTATGCGAACTTCCCCGGCTTCCTCATGGCGGACACAGGTGCGAGGCAGAACACAAATATATTCCGTGTGCCGCCCGGTGGTGGTGCGCTCGTAAAGACTGGCGGCATGCCGATCAATCAGGCTGTCATGCCGTTGCCCTACAAAGAGCCCGGCATGGCGCTGATGAACCTTGTGCAGAACATGGTTGAGACAGGGCAGCGCGTCGGCACGACAAGCGAGCTGCAGGTTGGTGAAGGCCGCGCAGATGCGCCTGTCGGCACAACGCTCGCGTTGATCGATCAGGCGACGAAGATCCTGAACGCCGTGCACAAGCGCATGCATGTTGCGCAGGCGCAGGAGTTCCAGCTTCTGGTGCGTTGCTTCCGCGAGCATCCTGAAAGCTTCTGGGGCAAGAACAGCAAGCCGACGCGCCGTTGGGATGAGCAGAAGTTTATTGAGGCGCTTGACGATTACGACATCGTCCCGCAGGCTGACCCGAACACCGCATCGCAGACGCAACGCCTGATGAAGGTGATGGGCTTGAAGCAATTGCAGGCTTCTAATCCCAGCATGTTTGATGGCGAGAAGATCGATCTCGTTTGCATGAAGGCGATGGGCTGGAGCAATCCTGAGCAGTTCATTGTGCCGCCTGAGAAGCGCAATCAAGTGCCGCCTGAAATGCAGAAGGTCATTGAGGAAATTAATATCCTCAAGCAGGAAGCCGACGCGAAGAGCTTGGTCGCCAATGCTTCCGTGCAGGAAGCGCAGGTCGAAGGCCAGACGAAGATGATGGACGCGCAGACGCGCCGTCTTCTTGCAGAGGCAAAGATGGCTGAAGCGCAGGCGAAGATGGGCGGCGATGGCGGCGAAGACTATCGCAGCGTAGATGCAGAAGCGAAGATGATGGATGCGGAGACGCGCCGTCAGGACGTCGAGCTCAAGGCCATGAAAATGGGTATCGACGTGCACAAGCTGCGCGAAGATTCAGAGCATCGAGAAGCGGATCGCATGATGGATGCGCATCATCGCCGCATGGATCGCGAGATAGATTCGTCGCATCGTGATGCGGATCGTCAAAGCCAGCAGGCATTAGAGCTTGCAAGAACATTGCAGCAGGGCGCGGGCCAGCAGGAGACTGAATAATGGGCAGCATCATTGATCGCGCTCTCGACATCATCAATGATCACCTAAAAGATCAGACGTCGTCGTTTCAGGTCAGCTCGCCAATGTCGATGGGCAAGGCGATGGCGCGAGGCGGTCACGTCCTCGAGGATGATTACCCGACGCATTATCTCCCGAACGTCGGTCGTCAGGTGATGGCTGTCGGCGGCATGCCCGAAGAGCCGATTGGCGGCGCATTAAACGTCGCACGTTCGATTCCTGAAGAAGGTGCTGCTATCCCCGGCCCGG